CATGAGGTACCGAATTGGGTTTAAAAAATTCAACAACCCCAACCCCAACCTCGGCTTCCCGCCTCCTTCCACCAGTGGTGATGATGTTCTTTTTATTTGTTTTGTATTTTCACCTGAAGTGTTATTATTATCCATACTATACTCTATTAATAATAAATAAAAATTATTTTAATCCCATTTATTTTGAAATGTTGTTTTTATACTTTCAATTCTTGAAGAGCACTTTCTATTGATACTTCACCTGGTTCCATCTTTCTAAAGATAACCCAACGATTTAAGAAACTGAATTGTTTTTGTACTTTATCATTTGCTAAAGCGTGTAGGTCTCTATCTAAGAATACATTTCTGTTTCTATTATTTAATACATCTTGATATAGATTATTAAATGTTTCTTTAAAGAAACCATCTTCTACTAATTCTAATTGGTACTCTCTTGCTTTTTCTTTTAATATTTCAAAATGAACTAAATATTCTGGAATAAATTGATTAGTATTTTCAAGGAATACATCAATTAATTTACCATAAGGACTTGTTTTAGTGAATGATTTATACATCTTCTGAATTGCCCAAACCATATTTCCATTATTTCTTCCTTCTACTTTCTCTGGTTTATTAATTAGCTTATGAACGCTTTGACCATCCATAAATGTTGCTATAAATATACCATTTGGTTTTAAATTATATGATACATTTCTTAAGAAACCTTCTAAGTATTCCTTTGTTTTAAAGAAATAATGGACGGCAAATTGACAGGAAACAGTATCAAATAACTGTGCCGCTTTTCCTACCAAACGATAGTTATTCAAGTAATTATATTTTTCGTAAGACCGTCCTTGATATAACATTTTAAGTAACATTTCAGAATCACCATCTTTTCCTTTTGATGCTTCACCAGTTTCGAGTGGTAATCCACAATCACCTATTAAGAATACTGCTTGAGGATAGAATACGTTTTTACTACTTCTTTGTTTTTTGAAAAACTCATGTCTTTGATGTAAGAAACGACTATATGAACCGTTTGGTGATTCAATATTATCTTTCACTAAATCAATACCCAATATAAACTTATAGTTATTATCTCTCCATCTTGGTAAATCTCCTGCCATACCACAAGCAAGTTCTAATAACATTCCTTTATTTTGAGAAACTTTATATAACATAGATTTTATACCGTGGTTATGGAAGTTTAACATATGAACTGATAACATATGGTTTCTTGGTATATCACGTGCATAATATACATCATTAATTCCAAGTAGTCTTTCTTCTATTCCAGGAGACAGCATAGAGTTTGAAATATTATATTGACCGATTATATGTTCAACTTTAACAGGATTATAAATATTGTGCCAAATATTTAATGCTACACTCAAATCATTAGCTGTCTTTGTAATTTTATTTGAAATACGTAGCAATCTTGTTTTATCCTCACGAACACGTAAAGCATTCCAACATAATGATACATTCTTATTTTTATTGACAGTATATGACATTTCAACAATCATATGATTTTCAATAACTTCATTATTTTCAGTAATAGATTGACCAGCTTTATTAATTGGAACTAATGCGATTGATACATTTGGATTATAATTCTCAATTGGTTTAAATAATTTTGCTTGGTATTCTTCATCTATTTGATACTTGTCTTTGTAGAATACTTTTTGAACTCCTTTATATACTGGTATGTTCTCCCACTGAGTAGAATTATAACCTGTATATAATTCAAATCTTTTATAATTATTATTATTTTCGTCTGTATAAATCCCTTCTTTCTCTTTTACAAGGAAATCAATAGTATTTTGTTGAGGAGGTTTCCATTTAAAAACCTTTTCCCAAACTACACTTGAACCTCTTACTTTCTTGTATTGATTAGGATAATAAGAGAACACAGCTAAATCTACAGGAGTAAATATTAATCCATCAATTTCATATTTCCAATTATTTTCCAATATTTCCTTACAAGCTTTAAACATATCAGTTCCATTTGCTTGAATATGATTTTTAGCAGTAATTTCAACAGTAGTATCACCATACTCCCAATAAGAATTATCCATGATTAGTTTCAATTTACTATATCTACTTGGTTTTGAACCATCCATAAGTGGTAAGTTCATAATATTATCACCACCTAAGAAATAGATATCAAAAGCTGCAAACATATCTTTTTTAGTATCTTTCATTTGATACATAGTAATATATTCACCATCCAATAAAGTATTGTATATAGCGTTTGATTTAGCTTTAATCCCCATATTTTTAACTTGGTATGTATTGTTAATTAAATAACAAGTACCAGTATCGTCAATATATAATAACATCCTTTCACCATCTGCTTTATCAGTTACAGCATAGTTTTGTAAAATACTTGTTACTCCAATTGCTTGTTCATAATCAATTAAGTTCTTAATTTCTAATGTAACCGGTTTTGGAGCAAGGAAATAAGTTTTAGGATTATATTGTTCAAACTTACTTAATTCACGTGCTTTTAGTATAAGTTTATTATATTTCTCAATAATTTTGCCTTGTTCTTCAATTACCATAGGATATTTATCATTTTCAAACTCTTGATACATAAACATCATATACCGTATCATTTCAATAAGTTTATTTTCTAATTCTGTATTACCATTTAATACTACACTTATACTATATTCAGTAGGTCTATTCGATAGTAATGCTTGTTTCATATTGTTATAACTTATAGAATAATTAGAACGTATTATTTTTATAACATAATGAATACCTGAAGTGTGTCTATAAGTTATTTGTTTGTATTGTTTGTAATATTTACCTATATCTATCCATGCTAATTTATCTTCATCTACTTTTGTTTCTTTTTTTTTACTAATAACCGAATAAAAGTCCATATTATAATGTTTTTTAATACTTACATTTGATAATTCAGATACATCATACCAGTTATGGTCAATTAATTTAAAGTTTTCAGTATTACAGTATTGACTAATATTAGGAAGACCTTTAATTTCTAATACTAAATTACCATCCAGTGTGCTTACTTCTAAGATATCATCATCTTTTTCAAATACAAAGTCTTTGTATGTATCAAGTATTTTTGAAATATTTTCAATATCAACAAGTGTAAATGAACGGTCTGGATTATTTAATGAAATGTTCCATGTCCAATCATCATCTTGTAGTTCTTGTAATTGGTTATTTAGAACATCATATACTTTCTCTTTTGATATGTTCATCTTAAAATTATAGTGTTATGTATCTTCTCTATAAAATATAAAACAAGTTTTCTTTTTAAGTTTTAATTAAAATCTAATTTCATTTTTTTAAATTAACTTTAATCTATTATTCTCAATCTTATAATTTATAGTATCTTTACAAATAGAATTATTGAAAGATACTTCTAAACCATTTAGAACAACGATTTTCGAAAATATGAAAGACATCAAATATGCTAAAGCATTTATATGATTATCTGTCATTTCTATTCTATTATTGTCAAATAGTTGTTTAATATAATTGTGTTTTCTCCATCCTACAAACTTATAGAAATCATTATTATATACAAAGTCACGCAAAGTGTGTTTCATAAATTTAGTACGTTCTTGTTTTAAGTTATGTATCATATTAGTAGTTTCATCTATAATACAAGCAAATGTTTCCCATATAGAATTGGTGTATAAATATTTATTTTTATTTAAGATTATATCTTCTTCTTGATTACTATTATTTTTAATATTCTTTCTTTCAATTGTTTTTTGAATCGGATTTGGCTTATCTCTATATGTTATATTCTGTTGAAATAAACTGTCATAAGTTATATCGTCACTCTCGTTTGTGTTATTATCAAGTTTGTCTATATAATAATAGATTTTAGGATATTTACCTGCAATTTCTTCCATTTTGTAGATATGTTTAAAAATAATGGTTTATTTAAAATAAATAAATAAAGTCATTTTTTATTTATTAAAGTTTCATCTTTAAATAATTGTCTATCTTTTTGACTTGCTATTATATTTTGATTTATATTGCTATTTCTTGAAAATTTCTTTTTTAGTAGATAAAACTTCATACTGGAAGATACCTTAGGAACTAATTTTTTAACAACCTCTATTGTAGTATTATCATCTAATAATATTTTTTCATCATCAATTAACTCAGTATCTTTATTATTAGATTTATCATATAAAGTTTCATTTAACTTTTTACAAATTTTTTCATATTTATCAACCTCTTTTTTTGATTCATTACAGAAGTCTATAAATATTTCTATTTTTTTTAATAAATCTTCTTCTAACCAAGATAAATTCAAAAATACACCATTATTGTTTAGTGTGTATTTACAATTATTTTTTGTTAATATTTTAAATAGTTCTTCAATTTGTGTAGAACTCAATTGTTTTATTTTTCTCTCAATCTCTCTATATTTCTCTTGATTATACATGATCTATTTATATAAAGTTATACAATTTATATCCTTAAGATATTTTATATTATTTCATCAACAAAGTCATTATCTTCAAAATCTTCATCAAAATCTTCATCAAAATCTTCTTCATCAAAATCTTCTTCATCTTCAAAATCATCTTCTGTATCTTCTTCCTCAAAGTTATTTTCTTCATCATCATCTAATATTACCTTCTTATTCTCATCATCCTCTCCTCCATCTATTAAACCAGTAACATCTTCAATTTCATAATCTTCATCATTTAAGTCATCTTCTACTTCATCAAACTCTATATTATTTGCTTCTTCAGTAATATCACTTGATATTACTCTTCCTATAATAGAAATTTTCTTATCATTTAATTGATATTTTTTACCAACAACTTCTATTTTAATAACATTACCGATTTGTAAATTATCTAAATTGACTTCAGATATAATACCTACAGAGCGTATTGGTATAATAATATCTAATATAGGAATTTTATTATCATTCAGTTCAATTGAACTTTCAGCTAATATACCCATCTGATTTTTATTACGTATTACTGCTTGAATAATTGAACCTTGAATAGGATTACATACTTCAGCTTTACAAATAATTTCGTATTTAATAAATCCGTTAAAATGCTCTTTTATAAAATTACCATAAGATCTTTTAAATATTTGTAATGTATCTGGTTTAATAAATCCAAATTTACTACATTTACCTTCATATTTTTCTTTTAATTTATCTACAATTCTTTCTTGATAATTTGAATCTAATTCTTCAGAACTTAGCTGAACTATACATTTAAATTTTATTGGTAAAAATA